GAACAGGTCTAGGGTTAATTACTACAGAAGAGAATATACATGACAGACGTAGTAAGTTAATCAAAATGACCACAAAAGGTAAGGCACTACAAAATAAACTGCTTGATATAATGAAAGGATAAATATGCCAAGTAATGCGAAACAATCGCCAACAAAAGGTGTTCGCCCTAATTACAACGAGAGGGGAGAAACTGTAAGTTGGTTTGTAGATGCTAGTTACACTCATGTTGATGAGGTATCTGGCCAGAAGGAAGTCAAAAGGGCTACTGCTACAGTCAAGACCTATGAAGAAGCTGTAAATAAAAAACAGCAACTTCAAGAGCAATTAGTGTACGGTATACCTATTGAGAAGAAAGAAAAGAAATGGACTTTGTTAGAAGCCAAAGACAATGTTTTTAAAAATCATTGGGAAGGTAGTAAAGCTGAGAAGACAGCTCTCATCAACTATCATACCTGCGAAGATTACTTTGGTAAAAACAGACCATTAGAAACTATTGACGAAGACTTAATAGATGATTTCAAAGACCATTTGAAAGAGTTAGGTTTAAGTAATTCGACAATCAATCGTAAGCTTTCCGCTTTAAGTAAATTATTAACTCAAGCTGTAAAGAAAAGAAGGTTAAAGCAAAAACCATATATTGAGTTTTATAAGAAATCTAAAAGTAGGAAGAGGGTACTTAGTGATATAGAAGAAAAGATGTTTTTAGATATATGTCAGCAATGGGGTATAGGTGAAGTATCTGATTATTTTATATTTTTGTTAGAGTCTGGTGTCAGACCTTGGAAAGAAGGTTTGGTAGTTAGAAAGTTAGATGTTGATTTAAAAAATAATACAATTCATGTCTGGCAAACTAAACAAAGTACCGATAGAACCATTTTTATGACAGGTAAATTAAGAGAAGTTATCCAGAGAAGAATGAAGATAATTCAAGATCCGCAAGGGAGATTATTTACATTTACTAGAGATACTTTCTTTAACTACTGGTACAAGGTAAAAGCCCAAATGGACTTGGAGAATGATAAAACATTTATACCATATATGTTACGTCATACTTGCTGTACTAGGTTAGCTAAATCAAATCTTAGTTTACTTAAAATAAAAGAATGGATGGGTCACAAATCTATATTAACAACTATGGAATATGCCCATCTAAATACACAAAGCTTAATGGATTGTGCCAAAGCTTTAGAAAATCATAGATTAGATTTGGAATTTTCCAGAAATTAATCTATAAAATGTTGCAAATGGATTGCAAAACGAGGGCGTATGGCGAAATTTGGTAGACGCAACGGACTTAAAATCCGTGCCATTTATGGAGTGCCAGTTCGAGTCTGGCTACGCCCACCACATCTACTGGTCTTAAAATCAAGAGACCAATAGAAACGCCCTCGTAGTAATCCAAAAAATCCTAGTTATCTAGGCTTTATAGAGCAACATTTTTATTATAAACCTATAGCTACAAACTTGTAGTTATTCAGAAGGTTTTGCAATCTTTGAAAAATAAGGTTGCAAAATTGCGGGAGCAAATAAAAATGGACTATACAAAATACGTAAGAAATAAAGAACTAGAAGAGGAAATGCAGTTGGTTGGTCTACGGAGATATCAATCAATAGTAAATAATTCAGTACAAAAGGGTCAAGAAAGTACAACTAAATATGGCTTACAGCTTATCCAGTCGGCTATTGACCCTTTATCAAAAGCAATAGTAGATTTTATTGATAGAGCTTTTGGTGGAGCTAAAGGTAGAAGACATATATCAGCTAAGTATTTACACCTTATACCTGCTGACATTTGTGCATTTATAATACTTAAATCATTGATGGCTAGTATTACAACAAAGCATCAATCAGAATAGGAACAGCTTTAGAAGACCAGTATAGGTTTCAAATTTTTTCTAATGAGAAGAGTGGGCTGTTTCGTACATTGATGAAAGACCTACAAGCTAAATCTAATTATAGATACAAGAAGCGTGTACTGACACATACAATGAATAAGAAAGATATTATGTATGATAACTGGACTAATGTAGACAAGCTACACATAGGTACAAAATGTATTGAGTTAGTAATAGAATCTATAGGACTAGTTAAAATAGTAATGAAAAATGAAGGTAGAAAAGGAAGAAGAGACACACCAAAATATGTAGAAGCAACAGAAAAAACTATGGAGTGGATAACAAATAAAAATGAAAGAAATGAAATACTAAGCCCTGCATTTACACCTACTATCATACCTCCGAAAGACTGGGTACATCCATTTAGAGGTGGTTATCACAGCCCATTAATAAAACCTATACCGTTTGTTAAAGTTAGAAACCGAGGATTTTTAGAAGAAATATCAAACAGGGTTGGGGATATGCAAACTACATACGAAGCTGTAAATATACTTCAAGCAACACCGTGGAAAGTAGAAAAAAGAACTTATCAAGTATTAGATTATTGTTGGAACTCTTCAGACAGTATAGGTAAATTACCAACAAGAGAAGACCTACCATTACCACCAAAGCCAGAAGACATAGCAACTAATTTACAAGCAAGAATAGAGTGGAAAAGAAAAAGTGCAAAAATATATGATTACAATGCAAAGTTAAAATCAAAGAGAATACAAATAGAAAAGGTAAGACAGATAGCTAATAAATATCAGAATGAACAAGAAATTTATTTTGTAAAGCAATGTGATTTTCGTGGAAGGATTTATGACGTACCTATGTTTTTAAATCCTAGTGCAAATGATGTAGCTAAAAGTTTATTAGTATTTGCTCATGGTAAACCTATTGGTAATGAAGAAAGTTTATCTTGGCTTGCCATACATGGAGCAAATTTATATGGCCATGATAAATTAAAATTAGAAGACCGTGTAGAATTTATAAAACAAAATACAGAAATGATTTGTAATGTAGGTAATGACCCATTGAATTACAAATGGTGGCAAAAGGCTGATAGCCCGTGGCAATTTTTAAGTTTTTGTTTTGAGTTTAATGACTTTATAAAAAGTGGAAGTAGTTCTAATTTTATTACACACTTACCAGTAAGTATTGACCATACTAATAGTGGCGTACAGCATTTTAGTGGTATGTTAAAAGATGAGGTTGGTGGTGCAAGTACAAACTTAATACCCAATGATGAGCCTGCTGACATTTACCAAGATGTTGCAGACTTAGTTATAATTAAACTAAAAAACTCTAGTGATCTGTTAGCCCAACAATGGCTTGAGTTTGGTATTAACAGAAAGACAACAAAGAGAGCTACAATGGTAAAACCATATAGTGGTACAAGACAAAGTTGTAGAGAATATATTGAAGAGCATATTGTAGAACGAGAAGAGAAAGGTGAAGCCCATCCTTTTGGAGATGATTTATTTAAAGCATCAAATTATTTATCTAAATATGTTTATGAGTCTATTAATGAAACAGTAGTCAAGGCAGACGAATGTATGAAATGGTTACAACAAGTTAGTAGGTTAGTATCAAATGAAAATTTACCAGTTATCTGGACTACTCCAAATGGTTTTCCAGTGTTCATGGCATACTTTGATATGGAAAGTAAAAGAATAAAAACTAAACTTGGAGACTCAACAATTAAACTAACTGTAAATACAGAAACAAAAAAGATTGCGAAGCGAAGGGTAGCTTCAGCTATTAGCCCAAATTATATTCATAGCCTTGATGCTAATATGCTTCAAGACGCTGTAGTTCTGGCTAAGAAATATGGTATTGAAAATATATCAACGGTACATGATTGTTTTTCAGTATTATCTTGTGATGCTATCAAAATGCACAATGCAATAAGAGAAGCTTTTGTCTCTATGTATTCCAGACCCGTTTTGGAAAATTTTAAAGCAGAGATTGAGAAGTTACTCAGTGAGAAGAACAAAAAGAAAATACCACCATTACCAGAATACGGTAATCTTGACCTTGAAAAAGTCAAAGACAGTCTTTTCTTTTGTTCATAATGCTACGAACTTGTAGCAATTAAGTACCACCTTAAGACAACAAGAAGGGATGATATATGAATGAAAATCTTAAATTAACGTCACCAAAAGGTACGTTTGTCTATCCCCATTTGAATAAACCAGATACTAAGTTTAATGCAGATGGTGAGTATAAAGTAACTCTATCGCTAACAAGCGAAGAAGCTACGCCTTTATTGAAAACTTTAGAAGAACAGATAAGTCTATCAAAGTCTGAAGCAGAAGAAAAGGCCAAAGGTAAAAAACTTAAAGTGGCAGACCCACCTTATGTAGTTAATGAGGAAGACGGTAATTACCATTTTAAATTTAAATTAAAAGCAAGAGTTAAAAGCTCTAAGACAGGTAACGAGTGGGAACAAAAGCCCGCTATATTTGACTCTCAACTAAAACCTTTTTCACTTGATAAACAAATATGGGGTGGAACACAGGGTAAAATTTCATTTGAGGTTGTTCGTTATTTTGTAGCTACTACTGGAGCAGGCATCACATTACGAATGAAGGCTGTTCAGATTATTGATTTAGTAGAAGGTAGTGGTGGTGATGGAACTAAACATGGTTTCAACACTGAAGACGGTTATGTTGGAAATGATGTAACTGATAGCGAACCAGAAAATGAAATGGTTAGTGAGTCGAATGAAGACGATTTCTAAATATAGATTTCGTAGTGGTCTTGAGGTAGATATTTCTAAATTTTTAGAAGAGAATAAAGTTAAATATGATTATGAAACTTTAACTATTAACTATCTCAAGCCACAACAAAAATCATATTACAGACCAGATTTTATATTGGATAATGGAATTATAATTGAAGCTAAAGGTTTGTTTTCTAGTGCCGATAGAAAGAAACATAAAATTATAAAAAACCAGTTCGGTGATGAGTACGATATTCGTTTCGTATTTTCTAATTCTAAAAACAGAATTGGTAAAAAAAGTAAAACAACTTACGCAAAGTGGTGTGATTTATTTGGGTTTAAATGGCACTGTATAAGAACAACAGGGGAATACATACCAAGGGAGTGGTTAAAAGAAAATGGCAAGAGATAAAACAGAATATATATTTATTCATTGTTCAGCGACAAGACCTTCAATGGATTGGGTCAATGCAGATGAAATAGATAAATGGCATAGGGCTAGAGGATTTTTTAAGATTGGTTATACCTTTGTTATTACCCGTGATGGTACTTTAGAAAAGGGTAGAGATTTATATGAACCTACAGCTAGTCAAAGAGGTTACAATCATAACTCAATTTCAATTTGTATGGTTGGTGGTGTAACAGAAGATGACATACACAAAGCTGAAGATAACTACACACCAGAGCAATGGTCACAGTTAAAAGATTTATTAACGGAAATGAAAGAAGAATTTCCCAAAGCAAAAATAGTTGGTCACAATGAATTTAGTTCAAAAGAGTGTCCAAGTTTTGACGTTCAGAAATACGTAAAAGAGAATTTTTAGATACATTTAAGGAGGTAATATGTTAGCTGAAGAACAATCACAATTTATAAAACATGAGAGTTGTCCAAAGTGTGGGAGTAAGGATAATCTAGCTAGATACAGTGACCATGCTTATTGTTTTTCAGATGGATGTGGTTACTACGAAAAAGGTGGTGAAGTTGTTCAGTTACCTAAAGCACCTACAAATCCAAAATTAATTAAAGGTGAATATAAAGATTTAATTAAAAGAAAAATTAGTGAAGAGACTTGTAAAAAGTTTGGTTACAGTGTTGGTGAATACCAAGGCAAGTTAGTACAAATAGCACCATACTTTAATAGTAAATATGAATTAGTTGCTCAACACATACGATATCCAAACAAAGAATTTAAATGGATAGGTGATACAAAAAATTTACAATTTTATGGTCAAAATTTATTTAGAGATACAGGAAAACTTTTAGTTATTTGTGAAGGTGAAATTGATGCAATGACTGTAAGCCAGTATTGTTTTAATAATAAATATCCAGTTGTATCAATACCAAGTGGTGTAGCTTCAGCGAAGAAAACAGTATCACAAAACATAGAATGGTTAGAAGGTTTTGATAATGTTGTTTTTTGTTTTGACAATGATGATGTAGGTAAAAAAGCTTCTATTCAATGTGCGTCTTTACTTAGCCCAAGTAAAAGTAAAGTTGCAGTCTTACCATTAAAAGACCCAAATGAAATGGTACTAGCAGGTAAGACAAAAGAACTGACAGATGCTATTTGGGGTTCTAAAGTTTACAGGCCAGATGGTATAGTTAGTGGTGAAGATTTATGGGATATACTTATTGAAGATACTGGTGATAGTGATGCTGTATATCCTTTCAATGGTTTAAATGAAATTACACAAGGCATACGTAAGGGTGAAATAATTACACTATGTGCAGGTACAGGTATTGGTAAGAGTCAAGTATGTAGAGAGATTGCATACCATTTAATATCAAAAGAAAATAGAGTTGGATATATTGCATTAGAAGAAAGCGTACAAAGAAGTATAAGAGGTTTAGTTTCTATTGGTGTTAATACACCGTTACATTTACAGACAGAAAGAAAAAAAGTACCGTTAGATAATCTTAAAAAGGTTTGGTCAGATATAAAATCAAAATGTTTTTTTTATGACCATTGGGGTAGCTTAGACTCAGACAATTTATTTAGTAGAATTAAATACTTAGCAGTTGGTTGTAAGTGTGATTACATAGTCTTAGACCATTTAAGTATTGTTGTAAGTGGAATATCTGAAGGTGATGAACGTAGAACTTTAGATAATTTAATGACTACGTTACGTAAACTTACAGAACAATTAAAAGTTGGATTAATATTAATATCACATTTGAAAAGACCAGAGGGTAATAAATCACACGAAGAAAATTTAATACCAACAATCTCACAACTTAGAGGTAGTCAAAGTATTGCTCAACTTAGTGATATAATTTTAGGTTTATCTAGGAACAGTTCAGCAGGTGATAATAATTGTGAAATAAGAGTTTTGAAAAATAGATTCACAGGTGAAACAGGATTAGCCACAACATTAAATTACAACAAAGATACAGGAAGATTATTTGAGGTAGAAAACTATGAGCAAATTTGATGAAAATGAAGTAGATAAATTAGCTATAGTTATACTTAGTTATTTAGAAACAAGTGAAAAATTTTCTAATATGACACCAAATGAAAAATCAAAAGTCTTTGAGGTATATCAAGAAATATTAGATTGTATTTACAAATGTATTAAACACGAAAATGTTTATCCAATATTATTAGTACAAGATTATGAAGTATCAGTAGCAGTTAAAAATTTAATAGAAGAAACAAAAGAACTTATACCTGCATTATCTAGAATAACTGTAAGGACAGTATCTTGAAATTAGTTTTTGATATTGAAACCAATGGTTTCTTAGAAAACATGGACAAGATATTTAGTCTAGTTATCCACAATGTAGAGACAAAAGAATTATCTAGTTATAACTACAAAGAAATAGAAATAGGTCTAGAGCATTTATTACAAGCTGATGAAATAATAGGCCATAACATTATGCAGTTTGATATACCTGCAATACAAAAAATTTATCCTAAGTTTGTTTTTAAGAAAAAAATTTTTGATACATTAATTGCATCAAGATTAATATGGTCAGACTTAAAAGAAATAGATTATAAAAAAAGAACTGTTCCAAATAAATCTATAGGTTCACATAGTTTAAAAGCATGGGGTTATAGAATTGGAGACCACAAAGATGAGTTTGGTGAAACTACCGATTGGAGTGAGTGGTCACAAGAAATGCAAGATTATTGTGAGCAAGATGTAAAACTTACAAGCAAGCTATATGATTTAATTATTAGTAAAAATTATAGTGAACAGTCTTTAGAATTAGAACATGAATTTGCTGAATGTATTCGTAAGCAAGAACGATTAGGATTTTGTTTTGATATACAAAAAGCAAAAGAACTTCATACACAATTAAATACTAAAAGAGTTGAATTATTAGATGAACTACAAAAGATATTTCCACCTTGGAAAAAAGTTGTAGGTGTACTGATACCAAAAAGAGATAACAAAACTAAAGGTTATACAAAAGGTGTACCAGTAAAAAAGATAAAAGAGATTATGTTTAATGCAGGTAGTAGAGACCACATTGCTGATAGACTAATGACATTAAAAGGTTGGAAGCCAACAGAGTTTACACCAGATGGTAAACCAAAAGTAGATGAGAAAGTTTTAGAAAAATTACAATATCCAGAAGCAGAATTATTATCTGAATATTTACTAATACAAAAAAGATTAGGAATGTTAGCAGAGGGTGACAATGCTTGGATAAAATTAGAAAGAAGAGGTAAAATTTATGGGAAAGTTATTACTAATGGAACGGCTACAGGAAGGTGTACGCATCATAATCCAAACATTGGTCAAGTGTGTAGTGCAAGTGCCAAATATGGTAAAGAGTTTCGTAGTCTTTTTACTGTACCTAGTGGTTATAAGTTGGTGGGTTGTGATGTTAGTGGCTTGGAATTGCGTTGTCTATCTTCTTATCTTGTTAGATGGGATTCTGGAGCTTATCGAAAAGAACTCTTGGAAGGAGATATACATACAGCTAACCAAATGGCTTCGGGAGTTCCGACAAGAGACAAGGCAAAAACTTTTATTTATGCGTTCTTATATGGGGCGGGAGATAAAAAGATTGGTGAGATTGTCAAAGGAACAGCTAAAGAAGGTAAGATTCTTAAACAAACTTTTTTAAGTAAAACACCTGCAATAAAAAAATTAAGAGAAACAGTAATACAAAATTTTAAACAACGAGGGTTTTTATATGCCATAGACAGGAGACGTATTCATCCTAGAAGTGAGCATAGTGCTTTAAACTTTCTACTACAATCTTGTGGTAGCATAATAGTTAAAAAAGCAACAATCTTGTTACACAAAAATCTATCCCATTTAAAATATGGTGAAGATTGGGGAATGGTAGCACACATACATGACGAGATGCAACTTCAAGTAAAGGAGCATTTAGCGGAGGAGGTAGGAAAGGTAGCAGTGGACAGCATCAAACAAACTCAAAACTATTTTAAATTTAATTGTGAATTAGATGGTGAATATAAAATAGGTAACAACTGGGCTGAGACACATTAATGGATAAATGGCTAAATATAATAATGATAAGAAATTTGACATAGATTTAAAATATGGAAAAGTTCGTGAAAAAAGATTAGCTAAAATATTAGAAGAGAAGAAAATAGAAGTAAAAACAGAAAGAGATTGGTGGAGAAAAACAGGTAACATAGCAATAGAAATAGAAAGCTATGGTAAACCAAGTGGTCTCAAATCTACTAAAGCTGATTACTGGGTACATATACTTGCAGACGGAAGAAAAGATTATTGTATTCTTTTGTTTGATGTACCGACACTTAAAAAACTAGCAAGAAAACATAAAAAGAATTGGAAGATGATGGGAGATAACAGAGCAAGCAAGTGTATTTTAATACCATTAAAGGAGATGTTTAATGAAAAATAAATTACCAGAATTTGTTACAGTAGGTGCGTTTACGGTAGAAATAATTTTGATACCACATGAATTAAGCTACGAAGTATCAGAACAGCAAGGCTCGTTTGTAGTTAAACCACCCTATAAAATTTATTTTGATGAAGACATCATAGAACAAGGCGGTGCTGATGCTGTCAATTTAGTAATACACGAATTTCTACATCTTGGTTTTTACCAATACATGTTGAAAGACAAAGACGAAGAAACAATAGTGAATAGCTATGGTAACTTTTTAACAGAATTACTTACAAGGTCTGAATTAAAAAGTTGGATTAAACATAATATATAAGGGGAATAAATGACAACAATATTAATAGATGGTGATTTACTTATTTATAAGAGTGCCATATCTTGTGAAGTTCCTACACAATGGGAAGATAATTTATGGACTCTTCATGCTGATGGTAAACAAGGTATAAGTAAATTAAAAAACGAAATAGATTATTTAGTTGATAAGTTAAAAGCTGATAAAGTTATTATGGCTTTATCTTCAAAAAATAACTTTAGAAAAACTGTTTCACCGACATATAAATCAAACAGAAAGAAAACTAGAAAACCTATAATATATAAAAATTTATTAGAATGGGCTGATAATAACTATGAGTGCTTTCAACATGAAGGGTTAGAAGGTGATGATGTCATGGGTATATTAGCAACAAGTGGTGAAATAAAAGATGATTTAATATTAGTATCGTCTGATAAAGATATGAAAACTATACCTGCTAATCACATTGGATTAGACGAAGATGATAAGGTAAGTTCTATAACACCTAAAGAAGCTGATTACTGGTTTATGATGCAAACATTAACTGGTGATAGTACAGATGGTTATTCTGGTTGTCCAAAGATAGGCCAAGTATCAGCACAAAGAATACTAGCTGACGTTAAACATGACATTAATTTAATGTGGGAGAAGGTAGTTGATACATTTAAAAAAGCAAAACTAACAGAAGAAGACGCATTAATTCAATCAAGATTAGCAAGAATATTACGTAAACAAGACTGGGATGAAGTAAATAAAAAACCAATACTATGGAGACCAATAAATGTATGACAGAGCAGAAATATTAAAAATAGCATTAAAATTAGTTACAGGTAACAGGCAAGAACAGAATGGTAGTATAGATAAAAACCATGAAAACATTGCACGATTATGGACTTCTTATTTACAAAACGAAGGGTTAATAAATAAAGAAAATAACTTAACATCTCTTAATGTAGCTATACTTATGTGTCTTTTAAAGATAGCTAGAAGTCAAGCAGGTCAGTATAATCCAGATGATTATGTAGATTTATGTGGTTATGGCAGTATTGCAGGACAAATAGCAGACCAAAATAATCCAGATAATGATGTTTAAGTGACACTTTTAGAGATATGTCAGTTGATACAAATAAAAATTTACCTAATTTATCCAAAGATTTAGTCGAAGAATTAGATAGATTGTTTCCAGAAAAATCAGCAACATTAGATTTTGATACTAAAGAATTGTATTTCAAAGGCGGACAAAGAAGTGTTGTTCGTTATTTAAAAGAACAATTTGATAGACAAAATGAAACAATATTGAAAGGAGAATAGCTTATGTGTTTTGGAGGTAAAAGTTCACCCCCACCTAAGCCACAGCCAGTAACACCCACACCACCACCAGTAGCAGAAAATAAACAATCAACACCTGCTCCAGTGGACTACAATCAAAATAAAGTAGGGTCAATGGGAGACGAAGTAGGCAGTAAGAAAAAAGGAAAGAAAAGTTTAATTATTCCTTTAGGTGGCTCAAATAGTGGCGGTACTGGATTACAAGTTTAATCATGGATAACATGACTTCAGTTAAAAACAGATATCAATCTTTGGAATTACAAAGAGAAGTATATTTAGAAAGAGCAAGAGAAAGTTCTAAACTAACAATACCTACTCTTATACCAGAAGAAAGTACAGGTTCTCATACAAGATTCTCAACTCCCTATCAAGGAATAGGAGCAAGAGGTGTAAATAACCTTTCAGCTAAATTACTATTAGCTTTATTACCACCAAATGCTCCTTTCTTTAGATTACGTATTCAAGATTTTGTAATTAAAGAATTAGACCAAGATGAGTCTATGAAAACTGATATTGAAACTGGTCTTGGAGAAATAGAAAGAGCTATACAAACAAATATAGAAACTTCAGCAGATAGAGTAGCTATATTTGAAGCATTAAAACATCTAATAGTAGGTGGAAATGTATTATTATATGTAGCTGATAATGGCCTTAGAGTATTTCATTTAGATAGATATGTAATTAGAAGAGACCCAATGGGTAATGTTCAAGAGATAATTACAAGAGAAACATTAAGCCCAAGAACATTAACACCAGAAGTTGCTAAATTAATATCAGGTCAAATAACTGAAGACGAAAAGACAATAGAACTATTTACTTATGTATGTAGAAAAGGAAATAAGTTTGAAGTTTATCAAGAAGTAAAAGGTATAATTATACCAAGTTCAAAAGGTAAATTTGATGTAGACAAAACACCTTTTATCCCGTTGAGATGGAATAGAATAGATGGTGAAGATTATGGCCGTGGTTTTGTAGAAGAGTATTTAGGAGACTTACAATCTTTAGAAGGACTAACACAAGCTATTGTAGAAGGTAGTAGTGCGTCAGCTAAAGTATTATTTATGGTTGCTCCTAATGGTACTACAAGAGCATCTTCAATAGCTCAAAGCCCTAACGGTGCTATTATAGAAGGTTCAGCTCAAGATATTTCTGTCTTACAAGTAAATAAATTTGCAGATTTTAGAATTGCATACGACACTATGCAACGTATTGAACAACGATTACAATATGCTTTCTTATTAAATGCTTCAGTACAAAGAAATGCTGAAAGAGTAACAGCAGAAGAAATACGATTTATGGCTGAAGAATTAGAAGATACATTGGGTGGTACATACGCAATGTTATCTCAAGAATTTCAATTACCATTTATACAAAGAAAAATGTCTATAATGCAAAAGAATAAAGAATTACCAGAATTACCTAAGACTGTTTCACCACAAATAGTAACTGGTTTAGAAGCTCTTGGTAGAGGTAATGATAAAAATAAATTAGTTAATTTTATACAAACATTAGGACAATTTTTAGGTGCAGAAGTGGTACAAAAATATGTCAATATAGATGATGCAATATCAAGATTAGCAACTGCTGATGGTATTGACACAAAAGGTTTAGTTAAAACTAAAGAAGAATTAATGGCTGAAGAACAACAGCAAATGATGGCTATGCAACAACAACAAGCTATGTCTAAAGGTATAGATGTTGCGGGTAATGTTGCAGGTAATGTAGACCCTAACTCGTTAGACCCACAAGCTATTGCGGAAGCTATTAATCAAGCAACATAAAGGAGAAAAGAATGGTTGAAAAAGTTGTTGTATCAGACCAACAAGAATATAATCCTAGTTTAGAAGAGCAATCAGAAGCACAAGATAAACAGGAAAATCAAGCAGAGCAAAATTCTAGTGAAGATAGACCAGATTGGTTACCAGAAAAATTTGCTAATGCTGAAGAATTAGCCAAAGCGTATGGCGAATTAGAAAAGAAAAATAGTACACCACAAGAAGACGCTTTAGAACAAAACAAAGCTGAAGTTGAAAAAGCAACAGGTTTGAGTTTAGACGAATACTATGGAGAGTTTGAACAAAATGGTGAATTGTCAGACGATAGTTATGGAAAACTAGCACAACAAGGTTTACCAAAAGAATTGGTAGATAGTTATATTGAAGGCCAAAAAGCTATTAGCGATAATCAGACTAAAGAAATATATAGTGTGATTGGGTCAAGAGATGATTATGATAAAGTTGTTGCGTGGGCTTCTGATAATTTATCTGAAAAAGAAATTAGTGCTTACAATCAATCTTTAGATACAGATGTAAACCAAGCTAAGTTAAGCTTACAAGGTATTTACGCAAAGTACCAAGCACAAGCAACTTCTAATGAGCCTAATTTAGTACAAGGACAAAACATATCTGGTAGAAGTGATGTATTTAATTCTACAAATGAAATAGTTACAGCTATTAATGATAAAAGATATTCTACAGATACAGCATACCGTAGAAATGTAGAAGAAAAGCTTAAGAGGTCAAACGTACTGTAATGCGAGATTACAAGGCTGAGTACAATAATTACCAGTCAAAGAGTGACCAAAAGAAAAACAGAGCTATGCGTAATAAAGCTCGAAGAATATTATCTAAACAAGGCAGAGTAAGTAAAGGTGATGGCAAAGACGTACATCACAAAGACGGAAATCCTAAAAATAATTCTTTGAAAAATTTACGTATAGCTTCTAAATCAGCCAATAGGTCAAGGAAAATATAATGTTAAATGTATTGGGTGCAGTTGCACCTATGGTTAAAACTTTATTTAATACAATAGATAAGACTATTGATAATAAAGCTGACGCAGAAAAAATGAAACAAGATATTCAACAAAAATTATTATCTGGTCAGTTAAAAGAATTAGAAGCACAAGCATCTATAATAACAGCAGAAGCTAAAGGTGGATGGTTACAAAGAAACTGGAGACCAATATTAATGTTAGTTTTTGCAGGATTAGTTGTAGCCCATTGGTTTGGGTTTACTGCTCCTAACATACCAGAATCAGTACAAAACTCTTTACTTAACATAGTGTTAATTGGTGTTGGTGGTTATATCGCAGGTAGAAGCGGTGAAAAAATAATGGATAAATATAAGGAGAAAAAGTAATGCCAAATAAAAATAATCAATATTCAAAAGCACAGAAAAAATCACCCGTGCCTATGAATACTAAATTAAAAATTAAACCTAAAAAGAAACCTAAAAAATATTAATGAGTACAGAAAATAAACCTTTAAATAAAATTATTAGAGAAAAACAAGGTAATAAAAAATTTAAAGTGTTTGTTAAAAACAAATCTTCTGGCAACATAAAAACAATTAGATTTGGAGATGCTAATATGAAAATCCGTTCTAATAATCCAGAAGCTAAAAAATCTTTTAATGCTAGAATGGGTGGCGTACTTGCAAAAGTAAATGGACAGAAAAATTTATCACCTGCTTACTGGTCATTAAAAGCTTGGAATAAAAACCTTAAAGTGTAATCACCATCTCTCATAAGAGAGGTGACGCAACTTCATAAACACAAAAAACTAGAATTGCCCTATGCGTAGGATAACTTTTTTGTATGTTATTGCAGTTTAGAAGAAGCATTAACTAATAACAACATTGAAAGGAAAAATACAATGTCAAACGCAACAGTATCTTTTCTTGGTAAAACTAACAATGGTGGAACAGCTAATGACCTTTTCTTAAAAGTATTTAGCGGTGAAGTTCTTGCTAGTTTCCAAAGAGAAAACAAAATGCTTGAGATGTCTACTGTAAGAACTATTTCTTCAGGTAAGTCAGCTCAATTCCCAGTAGTGGGAAGAACTACAGCATCCTATCACACAGCAGGTAACGAAATCGTTGGTAGTGTGATTAATCATGCTGAAAAAGTGATTACTATTGATGATGTACTATTATCAAGTGCATTTATCTCATCTATTGATGATGCAAAAAATCACTATGATGTAAGAAGTATTTACTCAAAAGAAATGGGTTCTGCTCTTGCAAAGAAAACAGACCAACACTTATTACAGTTAAGTGTACTTGGAGCTAGAGCTTCAGCTACAATTACTGGTGGTGATGGCGGTAATGTTATTACTGACGCTGATGCAAACACAAATATGACTTCATTAATTGATAGCATTTTTGAGGGAGCAGAAGACTTAGACAATAATGACGTTCCAGAAGATGACAGATATTGTGTAGTAGCTCCAGACATTTACTATGAGCTAGTACAAAACGATAAAATCCTTAACAGAGATTTCTCAAGTTTAAATGGTGATTTCTCAAAAGGTAAAGTGCTTGAAGTAGCAGGTATCAAGATTGTAAAATTAAATACAGCTAACACTTCATACACTGATTTATCTGGTGCATCTACAACTGGTCAAAACAACACTTACAATGGAGACTTCTCTACAACTGTAGCAAGTATCTTCCATAAGAGTGCTGTAGGAACAGTAAAATTATTAGACCTATCTATGGAGTCAGAATATGACATTCGTAGACAAGGTACACTAATGATTGGTAAATACGCAATGGGTCACGGTATTCTAAGACCAGAAGCGTGTGTAGAAATTAAAACTGCATAATCAATAAGGTAATTTAAAGGAGACCCTTTCGAGGGTCTTCTTTTTTACAAGGATAAAATTAATGAGCATAACAACATCAACTTCAGAATTAGAAGCAGTCAATACTATTCTATCTACGATAGGAGAAGCTCCAGTTTCTTCATTAACAGGTACATTACCTGCTGAAGTAAGTGTAGCTCAAACAATATTAAATGAAGTAAATAGAGAAGTACAATCTAGAGGATGGCATTTTAATACAGAGTTAAAATATCCATTAACTAGAGATGTAAATAATAAAATTCCTTTAGGTACTAATATAGTACGTTTAGAATTATTACCTTCTAAATATAATAAAACTACTTATGATTGCATACAAAGAGGTAATTTTTTATACAACAGAGTAGGTAGAACTTTTACTTTTAGTACAGACTTAGATGGCACAGTTGTCATACTGTTAGATTTTACCGATATACCAGAGACAGCTAGAAGATATATTACTGTACGAGCTTCTAGAGTATTTTCAGATAGAATGATTGGTTCTACTGAACTTAGAGGATTTACACAACAGGATGAGATTATTGCTTTATCAAATTTAAAACATGCTGAAACAATGACAGCAGACCATAATATATTTAATAATTACGATACAGCTAAAGTAATAGATAGAAACTCACCTCATAGAATAATTGATAATAGTGAAA